AGAGAGAAGGAGTTCCTGGTCTTTCATTCTATGTTGCTCAACTACCTTCTGCTAACCCTGAAGCTGCTAAGTTTAGTGTTTCTATTAACCCTCAACTGGTATTCAGAAATAGAGCTGGTGTTGCACAGCTTGGCGACCTATCCTGATCTCTAACTAGGGTGATAAAAAGAGTAAGATTTATATTTCTTACTCTTTTTTATTACATTATATTTAATTTAAATCTCCTACTTAATAACAAATAAATATGATATATTAGGAGATATAAAGTAATAAATATAAACACAATGTCAGATTTAAATCAAGCAGGAATATATCAGATACTAAGCAAACATAATAACAAAAGATATGTGGGCAGTACTTATCTATTAACTAAAAGAATTAATGAGCATAAAAGAAGATTAAAGAACAATAAGCACGAAAATCAACACCTTCAAAATCATTACAATAAGTATGGTAAAGATGATTTGGTTTATTCAGTTTTAGAATTTATACAAATAGATGAAATAGATAAGGAGCAAGTTAAAATATTAATCCTAGAAAGAGAGCAGTATTATTTAGATACAATGAATCCAGAATTTAACATATGTAAGATAGCTGGAAGTTCATTAGGTACAACAAGAAGTGAGAAGTCTAATCTACAAGTTAGAGGGGCTCAAAGAGGTATTAATAGTGGCAAGGGAATATCCTTTGACAAAGCAAGACAAATGTATAAAGTATCTATGAGACTACTAAAAACAAGAATACATTTGGGCTATTTTAAAACATATGAGGCGGCCTTAGAAGCTAGAATTGCTGCTGAAAATGATATTTGGAAGGCTGATTTTGATAACTTATCTTCTGAGGAACAGATATTAATAATTGATAAGTATAGTTGTTCAATGCAAAAAAGAATAAATAAAACTTTTGGGGTTTGTTTAGTTAGCTCCTCTGGTAAGTATAGAGCTTGGATACCAGTACTTAAAAAATCAATTTATTTAGGAGATCACTCAACATATGAACAAGCCCTTCATATAAGATTAGAGGCAGAAAAGTTGTTTTGGAGTAAAGAATACAAATCTCTTCCATATTCTGAACAAATACTTATTAGAGATAAATTTAACTACAAAGACTTAAGCTAATAAATAAATTAAACAAGCAATAAAAAAGAGTTAGAAACTATAAATCTAACTCTTTTTTTTATTATGTTTTATTAATTAATAATTAACTAATAACAGCGCCAGTACTATCTTTAGTAATAACAGGGCCTTGACATTTAAGATTGAAGTCAAACTTCTTAACATCCCTATATTTTTGCATTTCATTGTAGCTTTCAACTAGAGCAACACCTTCATTAGAAATACCCTTTTCATCAGTAATTAGGAAGTAAACTTCTCTTACACTGTTAGCAGCAACAGAGATAACTAATTTAATAGCATCATTAGTACCAACATAAACACCACTAACTTTAATTGAGTTATCAATTTGAATCTTAGCATTTTCAGTGTACAAACCATCTCCAAATGAGCTAACATCAACTGTTTTACCAGCATAAGAAAGATCAGCAGAATCAGCACTTGAAAGGGTATCCCAACCAAAATGAGTAGCAGTAACATTATTAGCAATGGTAGCTGTTAAAGCAACTACAGGAAGAGCAGTAGCGCCTAGAGCAACATCAGCAGTTAGTGTAACAACTTGGCTATTAAAAGTTAGTTTATCACCACTATGTAAAGCTTTACCACTAAGAGCAGTAATTGGAATAGATACATCACCAATAGCACAAGAAGCAGAAGTTGTAACTGTATAAGTAGTTCTGGTTCTAGAATTTAAAGGTAACAATACTACTTGAACCTTTGTAGATAGACCTTTAGCAATTTCAGTTTGTCTGGACATATATTATTTTATATTTAATATTAACATTGATTAATTATTATAATATAACCTACTTTTACTTAAATAAATGGGCTTTTTTAAATAAAGTTATAATCTAAGTATCAATCTTGTTCTAAGTAAATTACCTATTTAATTAGGGGTTAATGTGAAATAATAAAAGAATTAAAGAGAAAGTTAAAATAAACATATGGCTGAGCAAACAATTGTTATAAAGTTTAATATAGATGATTTGAATAGAGTTAAATCATCCTTAAATGGTCTTAATGGTAGGGCCACATTAAGTGTTGATGATAGTAAGGTTAGGTCATCCATTAGTGGCCTTAATTCACTTATGGCTGGTGTTGCTGCTGGTATTAGTTCTTCTATTACAAACAGTATTACAGGTGGCATTAGTAATGCATTTAGATCTGCTGGTAATCTAGTTACAAGTGGTATAGAACTTGCTTTTAATAAGCAAGCCCAACTAACATCACTTACTGCATCATTACAAGGTAATAAGAAGCAAGCAGAAGATATATATAAAGTAGTTCAAGATATTGCTAAAGTAAGCCCTCTTAAAGAGGTTGATATATTAGGAGTTACTAAACAATTAATATCAACTGGTTATGAAGCACAAAAAGCCTTCACAGTTGTCAGAGCTTTAATGGATGCTGCTGCTGTTGCTAATCCTACTAATATGGGTCAAGGATTAAAAGACTTAGGGGATGTTTATGCCAAGAATGCTGCTGGTGGTAGATGGATGACTGAGGATTTGAACCAGTTTCAATCTAGAGGTATTAACATAACTAAACAACTAGCAACAGACTTAAGTACTACTGTTTTAGGTGTCAGAAAATTAGCATCTGAAGGCAAGTTAACCTCTGAGGTAGTAGAGAAGTCATTTCTTAAAATGGTTGATGTTGGTGGCCAGTTAAATGGTCAAATGAAGGCTTTAGCAGGTACTTCTGTTGGTCTTAAATCAACTATGGAAGATGCTTTTGATGCAATACTAACTCAAGGTGGTGAGGCATTACAACCTGCTCTAGATACATCTATGCAACTACTTACAACATTAGCAGATGACTTGAAAAACGCTGATGTGTTTAATGAAATTAATGCCCAAGCTAGAGAGTTTGCTGACTGGTTAAAAGCTAATCCTGGGTATATTGAAGGGATGTCTCAATCTATTCAACAATTAGCTAAAGGTGCTATGACAGAACTTAGTAATATTGCTAGGGGAGTTGTTATGTGGCTTAGAGATCCTAAAAATATGACTAATCTAATTGAAGGCAGTAAAGCTTTCTTAGAGAATATGAAGTTAGTTATGCAGACATTAGCTGACATTATTAAAGGTATTGCGGGGTTAGCAGATCTTGCAGCTAAGTTAGGAAAGTTGGGAGCTATAGATAATTATGCAAGACAGGAAAGTGCAAAGCTATCCAGTGGAAATGACTCTTCTAGGTATGCTTATGCACTTATAGATTTAGTTGAGGGTCAGGGCGCTCACGTTGCAGTTATTAACAGACAGAGAGCTAATTATGGTAATTTTGGTACTAATGTAGAAGATCAGTTAGCTGCTGAAGGACAGTTTGCAGCTTTGTTTCCAAATAAAACTAATCTTTCAATGGAGCAATTAAAAGAAGAGTTAAAGACTGTTGCAGGGATTTTTAATATTGCTAGTAGATTAGGTTATAGTATCCAAGATGTTGAAGGTCAACTTAGGGATATGTATAAATATGCTGGAGAGGCAGAAAGGGTTATTAAGAATAGAACTTCATTCAGAACACAAGGTACTGTTGAAGGCAATATTGTTAATTATGGAGGTAACTCTTATTTGAATGAAGAAGTTGCTCCTCCTCCCCATACACCTTCTTTTGTTAATCCCTTTGTAGGTGTAGGTGGACTTACTTCTGCTAGTGCTGGAATAAAACCATTATCTGCTAATATAGGATCTGCTAATATAGGATCTGCTAATAAAGGATCTAATAACATAGAGCTTGTTAGTCCATCTTCTTTACTTAGAATTGATGCTGGTTTAATGACCTCTCCAATGGGTATGAGAAATGGCAGAATGCATAGTGGTACTGATTATGACTTTGGTGATAAGAGTCCTATTGCTACTGGTGCTATGAATGGAGTTGTATCTGAAGTTGGTTATGATGAAGGTGGTTATGGCAATTATGTTGTAGTTAGATATCCTGATGGCAGTGAAGTACTATATGCTCATTTAAGTGAAGTTAAAGTTAAACAAGGAGATAAGGTTGGTCCATATACTATTGTTGGAACACAATTCATCTCCTTTCTCT